ATAATGTAGCTACAGAATATTACAAATGATGTAAGACAGGCCGCCGCAATAAATGCTTCAGCCCAATCAATCATTTTTTAATCCACGTCTGCCAAATAGCACCAGCCGCCATAATCACCCCACCAATCCATAAAATTGGTTGAGCAATAGAAGCTATCCATCCAAGAACTTTAATAGCTCCTTGAGCCGCATCAATGGCCTCTACTAGCCCTTTGGTGTTGTTATCAATACGATCTACCTTGCTTTCAACAGCAACTAGACGATTGTAGATTTGCTCGTGGCTTACGTCGCTCATGGTTGTGTCGGCCATTCAACAGTCCAAGGGAAGCCCTCTTGCGAGGTGACATCACGCAGGGCTTGGCAGTAGTCCTTCCACTCTTGCGAAGGGTTCATGTCCGAGCGAAAGCGCCAGTCGGTTTCGGCCAAACGCTTGTTGCGCTCGGCACGAACCTGACCAGCCACCTCTTCATCAGGGATAGCTTCAACGGTAAACACACGATTGACCTGCGCACCATCAAAGACGTACTGAGGGCCAGCAATGCGCTCACGGTCTGTGTGGCTTGGCTCGTCGCCCACGATGGGGTACAGGCCAAACGATTCCAGACCTGTTGCGCCCTTGGGAATGCTGGCGTTGCCAATGCTGATCGGCAGCGTGATGTTGATGCGAGTGATCTCGCCGTTTTCAATGAGTGCGTACATTTTATGCTCCTTATGCTTTGACGTATGCGCTTGCTGTCACGCTTTCGTTTGTGAAGTTTCCTGCGGCTCCGTTGTTTGCGCCAAGATTGCTTGGATCACCAAACAACAAGTAAACGTATGGCGCTGGGATGGCTGCGGCTTCCACTTGCTGTGCTAGGTTGACCGGATAACCAAATGCGTCAAAAAACTTCAGTCGGTTCGCTTCCTGCGATATGTCAATGTATTCGTGCGCTTGATAAACAAACCCAATGTTTCCGTCAAACGATTGAGTCGCCGATACACCAGTTCCACGCCCAACATAAGTGAACGCTTGTGTGTAAGCTCTATCGAGCGTAATCGTTGCAGTTAAAGACACGCCGTCCAAATAGACACGGGCGACTGTTGCGGTTGAATCAACAGACACCAGCAGCGTGTGCCAATTCGTATCTGTAATTGCTGTTGATGTGGCAACCGTATGACCATTCCAGCCAACACGCAAAACTTCAGTGTCAGTAAAGTAAACTGAAAAATGAAAGTTGTTGTTTGTTGATGTGGTGGTGTTGAAAATAAACGAGTTATCAGTTACATCAACATCTCGCCGCTTGAAGCAACATGCAAACGTTGTTTTTGTAATGCCGGTGACGTCTGGCGAATTGTTGAGGGTTAGGGAAGAACCCTCAGCCTGCGTTGGGTTGTTAAATAGCCCAGACCCACTCCAAAACTCATTCGGCCCACGCGCACCTGTGTACGGGCCTGAGTTAACCGTGAAGTCGCCACCAGTGCCGCAGTTCTTGCCAGCGTTGTTGCCGTACATGGGCAGGTAGATCAGAGGGCTTGTGCCTGTGGGCAGTTCACCAGTTGCGCCAAGGTCAACAGGCTTGGCATCAACGCCTGTGCCAGTGACGAACTTGGCTAGGTTGTCTGCAACAGACAGGTCGATGTAGCTGGTGTTAAACCAGAGTGCGCCGAGGCGACCGTTGAAATATTGGTTCGTTGAATATCGCCCAACTTGATATGTTGTGTGTGTGAAATCAATGGTGTCGTTTGTATAGGTTGACCAAGTTGCAGCAACAGCTTGACCGTTGACGATCATGTGTCGCTTTGCTGTGTCCGCCATGTCGCAAGAAATCTGAATGCAGTAGTTTCTATTGGTGGCTGATCCTATGTTGTAAGACGCAGACAAAATTGTTGAACCACCAGCATTCAAAGCATTTACAGTTATTGTGTTGCTGGCGAAATAAACTCGGAAATAAGAGGTGGCAGAACACACAAAAACAAATGCCGTTGAGAATGTGTCAAAGTTTGCGCAAAAACTTATTGCAAACTGTTTGCTGTCTGCGATTCCGCTAATGCTCGTCCTCGACAAGTAATCCGCAGTCCCATCCAGATCACTGTACGGCGCGTTGTACTGATTCGGCCCACGACCAGAGCGTGCGACAGTGCCAGTCAATGTGAAGTTGCCGCCCGTGCCAGCATTAGCGCCGGGAGCGGTTGGGCCATTCAAAGGCAGGTATATGACCGGGTTCAGGCTTGCTTGGCCGTCAGCAGGCTTGAGGTCTGCGGTGATGAACAGGCGGCGGTTGGCCGTGATGCTCAAGTCGCGGTAGGTGTAGTCGAGGTAGACGTTGGAGAGGCGACCTTTGAGACCTTGACCAACTTTATGTGTTGGGCAGGTAAAGTTGATTGCAGCGTTTGTGTAGGTTGTCCAAGTAACCGTAGCAGCAACATCATTGATATAGACAGAGCGATTGGCAGTGTTTGCCATATCAATCGAAATCAATATACTCATGAACGTGAAACCGACCTGAAAAGGCACGGTAACTGTTGCGTTCAAAATCTGCGTGTTTGCTGCGTTGTACCCGTAAATAATTAGGTTGTTCGATGTGTCGGGTTGGATGTAGAGGCCATACTGAGAATCGAGCGAGTAGTAGATCCGCTGATTTGAGCCGATCTCGCCACGCCATAACCAGCAACTGAACGTAAATGTTTTTCCGTCAGCGTTGCCAGTTAAATCAGACGCACGCGACAGCTCGTCATTCGTCCCATCAAAGTCGATGGCTTCGGCGACTTCACCGGTGGAGATGCCGTTACCTGCCGCTGCGATTAAGTTCTTGCCGATCATTCTGCTGACCCCACGTATGCGCCGTACAGCGTTGTGGAAACCTTCCAGAACACCAGCGTGTCAGCGGCAGTCAGCGTAGGCGCTGCGTTGCCAGCAGCGGTCACCCAAGTGATGGTCGGCCATGTCACCGTATAGCTTGCGCCGTTGGTCAGCATCAACACCAGCGATTGACCAGCAGCCAATGAGTCGGTGAAGGTGGGGTTGCCTGTCAGAGCGCTGGTCTGGATGGAGCCGTTGGCGGGGTTGAGTGCGATTGATCCAGAAGTGCCGAGTGCGTACACCTCTTCTGTGTAACCGTTGGTGAACGTGCCAGCTTCAATGGTCTTGTTGGTGAGAGTCTCAGTACCTGTCAATGTAGCAAAGGAGCCAGCTGTTAAAGTAGCTTGAGTCCATGCACTACCGTTCCACACCCACAGATTAGATGATGTAGAGTTCCAGTACAGAGCACCTGTCAACAGTGAGTTACCATCATTGTCAACTGATGGAGCTGATGTTTTAGAGCCTAAGTAGCGATCATCGAACGAATCAAAAGAAGCCGCCGCACTCGTAGCACTAGCCGCCGCATTTCCTTCGCTTGTAGAGGCGTTTGTAGCGCTTGTAGCGGCATTGGTAGCGCTAGTAGCAGCCGCAGCAGCACTCGTAGCCGCACTTGTTGCGCTTCCTAAGATGCCATCAACATAAGCCTTGCGAGTAAGGTCATCGTCTGTCGTAGGTGTAGCAGTAGACGTTACCTTGTTAGTGCCCATGACGATGTTACCCGTCATTGTTCCACCAGCTTTAGGCAACAAAGCGTTAGTAGTCGTATCTACCTCAGTCTTTGTGTAAGCGTCTGTGATGCCAAAACCTGAGATTGTCGTTGGGTTTGTACCGTTTGTAATACGGCCATAAGCGTCAACAGTTACAGACTTGTATGTGCTTGCTGTTACACCAGTAATAGCCAAGTCGATATTGTCTGAGTTAACAACAATACGGCTAGATGACGCTGTGCCAACATCCAAAGTGTTGCCAGACTTGACTAAACCAGCGCCAGCAGTGATCTGACCAGCACCAGAGAATTGAGTCCAAGTAACCGCTGTAGTACCTAAAGTACCACCTGCCGCTACCGTACAAAAGTAACCGTTAGAGCCGTTAGTTGTTCCACCCTCAACGAATGTATAAGCGGCGACCAACTCTGTCCAAGCATCCGCGTCTGTTGAGCGTGTCCATGAACTAGCAGAAGCAATGTAAATGCCGTTCTGTGAAGTCGTAGTCTGATCTTTAACCAGCACTCGATCGTTTGCCGCAACCGATACACCGTCAATAGTCTGTGTGCCAGACAAAGTGATATTTGCAGTCGTAGCCGCAACCACAGAGGCTTTTGCATCAATACCTTGGGCAATAGCGTCTACATAAGACTTAGTAACTGCGTCTGCATCACCTGTAGGAGTGCCAAGACCAGTGATCTTGTTTGTCCCCATAGCGATGTTGCCAGACATAGTGCCGCCAGACAGATTCAGCTTCAAAGCATCAGCAGTATCTACATAACCCTTGGTGGCCGCATCGGTTGAGTTAGTAGGAGTAGCCAATCCTGTGATTGTTCCTACAGTACCTGAAGACATATCCAATGTGCCATCAATCTGGACATTGTTAAATGTTGACGTACCTGTTGAGGCTGTTACGTTTCCTGTCAGATTGCCAGTGACGTTACCTGTTACAGCGCCTGTATGAACGCCAGCAGTGTTTCCTGTTACGTTACCAGTGACATTGCCTGTTAAAGCGCCTACAAAGCCTGTAGAGGCCGTTACAGTCGTTCCTGTGATGGCTTGTGGGGTTACGCCACCAATTACAGCACCGTTGATCGTACCGCCAGAGATAGCGGCAGACGATGTAGTGATAGGGCCTGTCATACCAGCCGTAGCGGTAATAGCGCCTGTCAGTGTAGATGTACCAGTAACAGATAAGTTGCCACCAACTGTCAAACTATCACCAGCAGAACCTGCTTGGAAGTCTTTAAGTTGCGCCATTAACTGACGAATAGCATTGTTAACTAATGAGGGAGCCATGCCCTCTGCTAGGTTAATGCTGTTAATGTCAGTATTGCTATTAGCGGTACTGCTGTATTCCGAGATTTTTGTCTTCGCCATGTTGTCCTCTATTCGTTTAAGGCTGATACTTCAGCGATTCGTCAACCAATTTGCGCAACGCTTTTTGTTGTGCTGATTCTTCTGCGTATCTTGTTGCAGCGCCTACACCCGGTATTTTAGACAAAGGCGATTTGTTAATGTTTTGCAACGCGTTTATTAGTGCGCTTGATGTGTTTGAGTAGTTTACAGTTCCTTGTACTGGACTATAAACATTCATGATTACATCACGCAAATTTCTAATTTCGTCTGCACCTTTTTTGCCAAAAATATAATCTAATTTACCATCTGCATCTAAATCACGAACAACTTTATTCATTGCTGCTGGCGATGGAATTGGTCGACCACTAGCATCACGTTGAATATTTTTTGTTGCTTGATCTTTGATGTACTCAAGTGTTTGTCCTTGAAGTTCTTTCCACGCTTGCTGCCCCTGATCTCCACCTTTTTTCAGTAGCAAAGCAATATTACGAGTATCGTCAAAACTACCTTTAAGAATTGCGTGCTCAAACACGTCTTCAAAGGCTACGGCACGATCTGTTGTGCCGGGCTTATTGCGCAACAATTTATCAACAGATGCAGCATTTTCAAATTGACGCGCATATTGGACGCGCATTTGGCGAGCCTTTTTGTAAAGCTCACCGCCAGCACCTTCTGTCGCTTGGTTAATGGTGTTCTTTAAAACTCTTGCATGCACAGCGTTCGGCGTTCCTTCTTGAGCATTCTTGCCAATAAACTGATATACGTCTTCAAGCGAATCAATAGAAACCAAACCAGCCCCGCTTGGGTCATTCTTTTTCAACTGGTCTTCAACAGCACCAAGAATAGGAGCCAATTTTTCTTTGACTGTTGGGCCTTGTTCATCAATATAAGTAATAATGCCTTCGTAAGGAACAAGCGCTTTTGTTTCGCCAGAAGCCCTTGCATTTTTGTACGCAACATTAACCTTATCCATTGCTTCATTTGCTTGTTTAACCAAAGCAGAATCAACAATTTTCCCAACTGGACGCAACAACCCAGACATTTCTGCGCCGGTTTCAAGTGTGTACGCATCAAAATTTTTCAATATATTTTGATTAGTTTCAATTTGACGTTGCAATAAAGGAGAGCCAGCAGTTTCAGGATATGTTTTTGCCGTTTCAATCTCAAAACGCTGTGTGCCGGGGTCTCTTGTCGCCTGACCTTTTGTTAACTCAACTGGGACGCGCAACTCTTGTGCTCTTACTTTTCGCTCCAATGCTTTGCCGGTTTCAGCAGCACCCATGCCGACCATTTGTTGCTCAGGTTTTTCATTGCTAATTGCGCTAATAACATCGCTTACACGCATAGGAACTTTTGCCGCTTGTGCAGTTCCTAAAGTTCTTGCTTGCGTTGTCAAATCTGACACCATTGGCTGAAACGTTAAAGCACCGGGCATAAATGGAGGAACTTTTGTAGCCTCAATCCCGCGTCCAACATTTTCCAATACGTCTTGAGCCATTTGAGTTCGAGGCTGATATTGGATATTTTTTGCAACAGTACGCTGGAATTCTGGACTAACAGCGCCCGAAAGGTAAGTTAATGGGCCTGTTGCAAGATTTGCAGCGAGAGCCACTGGTGTTTCAACAAATCCACGAATCTTGTCTGCAATAGTTTGTTCAGGCTCAATTGTTGGAGCAGTGTTTGCGCCGGCTTCAACAGGAATTTGGCTTACAGCAGTACTTGCAACACGATCAAGATGCTTAATTTTTTTGCCCTGGAAATCTTTTGATGCTCTGGCAATTACATCTTCTTGAGTTGCGGAGTCAGGCGCACCACGATAAACATGTGATGTCCCGTCGAAAAATTCAACTGTAATATCAGCCATTTACCATCCCGACGAAGTAGTACTGCCTTTGCCAATAAACTCCGAGCCTTTTCCAGCTTGTAGTTTCATGGCCCTGATTGCGGTATCACGAGCCTGTTGTTTTTGCTCTATGACAGTTTTTGAGTCTCCGGGTGCTGGGAAGTAAATTTTCTCAGCCGTTGCATACTCAGATGGAGAAATAGAAGCGCCAGACTCTTTACGCAAAACAGCAGTAATAAAGTTAGTTCTAGCCTGAACAACTTTTTGCTGATTTTCACTAAGTCCACCAAGGATAGATGGCAAGCTATTAAATACGTTATCAGAACCTTTAGCCAAAGCATCACCAATCAATGGGACTGCACCAAGAGTTCCGCTTACGCCAGCGCGAAGCATTCCAGTATCTTTTAAACCTGCATTTTCCAAAGGCGTGAGAATTTGATTGGCCTCACTCATGCGCATGCCGTATGCAACAGCATTACCTTGAGATTCTGTTAATTGGCCGGTGTTCTTGCCTTTAAGTTGCTGACCATCTTGCATAAATGGCTTTATATCGCCAGTTTTAGGATTAAATGTTGCAATACCTTGTTCAGTCTCAACAAATTGCAAAGAAGCCGGTCCTTCAGGCGCACGACCTTTAGGAAACCTAGCAACTTGAGCACCAGTGCGAGGGTCAAGCAATGCAACATGGCTACCCAAATCAACCTCTTTCAAAGTAATTTGCTTTTGTGCGCCAGAAGCAACTTCTTTAACTTGACCTGTAAATGTGTCACGCTGATACTGCTTTTCTCCTTCCCCAAGTTTGAAGGTTTCACCTGCCATAGCCTTTTGTGCCGCAATCAACTCACCCAAAGTCTTACGACCTTCTGGAGAGCCAATCAATTGAGGCATTGCTCGTTGCAAATCAAATCTAGGCGCAGTCATTCCTTCACCTACTCGCTGACCCATCATATCCTCGCCATAAATCTCTTGAGGCTTGGTTACAGCACCTTGGATAACACCTTGAACACGCTGTTGTTCAGCTAAAGCCGCTTGCTCTTGCTTACGCTTGCGAATCATGTCCATCAATTGGACATTCTGCAATTGCTCTTGAACATTGCCTTGCATGGCTTGTTTGTAAGCCTGCTGACCTTGTTGTAAACCTTGTGCAATAGAAGCGCCTGTGTTGCCACCTTGGAACAATCGTCCTGCTAGTGCGTATAAGGCTTGTGCTTGTGCATCGTCACGGTTTCGTGAAATGTCACCTTGAGACATACCGAGCAAACCCATTGTGTCTGCACCGCTAGTACCGAAAATGTCTAATAGTCCAGCCATGATTTACCCTACTGTGAAATATGGGTCAAGCACTGCATTTGCGTCAGCATTACCCCATGTACCAACTGGGCTAGAACCCCAATTCATGTTGTTCAACCAAGTGCCGCCTAGATTCTTATACAAACCACCACCAACGGCGGCCATGCCAAGCAAGTTCTGCAAGGTAGATGTATCTGCCGTACCGCTAGTAGTTTGCGAGCCAACTTTACCCATTGGGTTGCCATAGACCAGAGATAGATAGTTCTGCAAGTTCTGTTGCGGTTGGTTTTGCAAGAAGTTGAATTTAGTAATGTCTGCTTGCTGTTGTGCGCCGGTATAGCCCTCTTGAGCCTGACCAGCTTGCAACATAGCCTGAATGTCTTGGTAATCAGCGCCTGCCATCGTAGGAGCCATGCCCAATGCTTGCTGCTGACGCTGACGTTCTGCTTCGTAGTTCTGGTAAGCCAATTGACCAGCAGTATTAGCCAATTGCTGACCAAATTGACCAGTGGCTCGGTCTTGCAATGAACCCATAGCGCCTGAGCCGTAACGCCCAGCCAAGCTAGACTTAGATGCAATATCGCCAATAGTCTGTTGAAATTGGCTCTCAGCCGCCTTAGCAGCAGGTTGGAATGCACCTTGGAAGAATGGATTGCCACCCAAGAAGTTGCCAGAAACAGTGCTTTGAAGCTGATTCTGAGCAGACTGGAGTAAAGGGTTGCCTAATGAAGCACGAGCCTCCAGAGCCTGTAAGCCGGTCTGAGTCGTAGTAGATGGGCTTACAAATGTAGGGCCACCGTAATATTGTGGGCCACCAGCCTGATACAACTGCTGTGCTTGTTGCAATCCATAACCTAGATATGGTTGGATTGTTGGGTCAATCGATGATGTGGTAGTAGTCGCCATGTTTTACTCCTAGAGTTTCGGATTCCATAGCGGGTCATCCACGGAATCCATTATACATAAATTATTAAAATCAACCAATAATTGCATACCGATAAGTCTTATCAGCAGTTGAATTTGCGTAATGCTTTATGGTTGCAGTTCCTTGCCCTTGCTCAGTTGTGTATATGCTAGAAGACGCAAATGGCGCTACATAGCTAACAGTCGTAATCAAAGAAGCTGTAGATGGTCTTGTTGGACTTGTTTGGCTCGGATAAGTCTGCATTGATATTTGTGTGCTTGAAGCAGACCAAGCTAATTCAACATAATCATTAGCCTGCAACTCAATTAAATAGTTCCAAGCCAAAATAACAGTTCCAGCCGTTCCACCATGAGAGTTGGGAATAGAAGCAAACCCACTAGAACCAGCTACATCCGACCCATTTTTTCTAAGCCAAACAGTTACGTCTTGAATAGCTGTATCAGTATTTTGAAACTGACCAGACCATTGAATGTTGTAAGTGCCGTAATTTCTGACATTCATACGGCCACCGTTACTTAGATACACCCCATTGGCGTAGTCTGTTGTATTCAATGTCATCGCATAAGCGGTAGTCGTGCTGGCAATTGCTTGGTCTGTAAAGTCCTGAAAAGCCCCATAAGGAGCAGAATCCTCATAAGCCGCCTCAGAAAATGGGACAAAAACAATAATACTGTCTGGGCCAATTCTTCGATCTGTCAATGTCGTAGACGTAGCATTACCCGTCGCCAGAGTAACAGTCCCTGTATTGTTGGTCTTGCCATTCATAATGCCATTGACAATCTCAGCGACACCACGTTGGTCACCGCCAAATACAGGAAGCGTTCTAAATTGGCTTGTCATCGAACACCTTGAGCAACAATGTCAATATCAACGGCTACAGCGTTTTCCCAGTTCACACCAGTAGGCTGAACACGAATCCTGTGATACCGACCAGCAGACCGCAAAGAACAACGATTCTCAGCGTCAGCAGACACAGCCGTACCAAACGATACAGATTGGCTTAAAAGCGTCCTAGAGGCCACGGAAACGTCAGCAGAACCATTATCCACCTGTGGGCGGCCAAGCGTCACAACAGAGTTTGCACCAAGGTCAATGTCACCAGTTTGGATGTCAGCACTCAGGCTTGCACCTGTGTAAGTCATGATCTGATTACCAAAAGTGCCGCCAAGGAAGTACTTACCGCCAACATACAAGCGAGAGTCAAGCGTAGTCGTTAAAGCGTCAATAGACGTGTTGATGCTATCTAACTGCTCCAATGTGACGTTAGCACTAGATGCCTCAGCAATGTAGTCTGTACCTGCATCGCCGTAAGTCCATTTCTTTGTTGAGAAGTTGTAAACCAGCAGCTTACGATCACCACTTGTTGAAGCATAGTTCCACAACACCAGCTTGCGGATTGGGTCTACCGCCGCACTCATGGATGTGTAATCAGATTCAGATGCGTCGTTCAGGAAGAACTTATCAACCTTCTCAGCACCGATTGGAATGACGTTTTGTCCATCACACATATAGAAACCATCATCCGATAGGAAGAATGTCGTTCCTTGATACTGAGTGATTGAACCGGCGACCATACATCCCTTGTTACGGGAGATATTGTCAAACTGGAAAATGAAAGGCGTACCAATGTACGTCATGCGGTGGATAGCTCGCTCAAGAAAGATCAAACCAAATTCACCACCACGGATGCCAACAATCTGTCCGCCGTCAGGAATGTCCTGATAATCTGCTTGGCTTGTCGAAGATGTTGTCCAATTGGTTTCGTTGTTCAGATCAGACCAACGTACTCGATACTGCTGTTGTGCCGATGATTCATAAGTATTGGCCGCAACAACAAAATCACGAACGACAGTTACATACTTGGCAATAGGCGAATCAGAAGACAAATCTGCAAATGCCGTAGAACTGCCAAGAGTCCATGACTGGAGTTTTTCAGCGTTGTTAGCAAAGATCACACGCTTGCCAAACTGAGTAAAGCGAGGACGCTCACTAGCTGTGTATCCAGTGTTAACCTGAGTCAAAGCGCCTACACCGTCACAGGTATAAACCTTGGTGAAACCAGCAGTGAACAACTGAGTTGTGCTATCTGGATTCTTTGCAGCGTACAGAGATAAAAGATTCTCAGTAGCAGAGCCTGAAAACGCTACAGCAGATGGAATAGGCCCGTATCCAATAGCAGAAGAAACGACATTCTTTGCTTCTGTCAAAGCACCAGAAATGCCCGGCTGATCAGGCATCCACTCGCCAAATGTGATTCTTTGTGTAGGCATATTAGATGTAGGTGTTACGCATTGCCAAAGGTACGCCAGAGTATTGGCCTTTTTCGTCTGAACGAGTCAGAGAACCCATTGCACGATCAAACATAGTTCCCCATGTGTTGATACGGGCGTCATTCATTAAATATGGCTCTGCCTCTAGCAAAGACGCATACAAAAGCAAATCAGGACAAACAGTCAAGAATGTGTTTGTAGTGTTTGAGTCACTCAAGAATGTAGGTGCAGCAGAGTAAACCAGATTCAATGTGTAACCAGAATCAGGAATAGGAGCCAACTTAAATGTTGTCGCCAAGACTGTGTAGTCCAATGGTTTTCCAGCATCCATGCTTCGTGAGTTACGAGAGAACAATGATGGAGATTCATAGTTCAATGGCATCACAGGATTACCAGCAACCACAAAATCCTTTACTTCCAAGAAATCAGATGGAATAGAGATTGTTGCCGTGCCAGACGTGCAGGTCAGTGTTGTTGATGTAAGCATCTGACGAATTCGCAAGTCTCTACGCAAACGCAATTCTGCCAAGCGGATAAAGTCTGGAATTTGTGTCGTCAGGTCAGAACGAGCCAAATATCCTGCGATTGTTGTCTGTAGTTCAGAATATGTTGAGAAGCTCATACTACTCCTGTTCGAGTTCTAAAAACTCGGTTATCTCGTTCATTTAGCCATGCCTTAAATCGCTTGTCATCAAGAACAGCAAATCCACGCATAATGCCTTGTTTATTCAGGTCATCAATCACAGTTAATGGGATAGATGCAACCTTATTGCCTAGCAAATCATCAGACCATCTTGCTCGTTCATCAAAGGAGTTGTATTCCTTTTTATTCTGCTCAAGAATTCCTGAAATATCTTGGCGAGTTTCAATGATGATGCCGCCATCACCATCCGAATGAACAGCAGTTTGTCTAAAGTTTGTCATAGTGCAATTCTATCAGTTTGACTAGAAAAGAAAATGCCCCAGAGGGTTAGTCTGAGGCACTTTTTGGGTCACTTAATGATTAGCTGATGTCAGCTACGATGCCGTGAGCAGCTTCGTTCTTCACCTCTAAGGTGTACTCAGCCAACAACTGTGTGGACTCATTGTCGCCAGTTACAGCCAATTCGTTGGTCTGGAAAGGACGCAAGTAAGACACAGCAGCCATGTCAGGGTCGATCACAAAAGCAGCATCAGCGCAAGAGTTGGTAGATGTCATGAAGCGGTTAGGCACAACAGAAACTGTACCGAAGTCGCTCAAATAGACGTCAGCCGCACCAATGATGGTTGTGGGAGCGTTAGAAGGAGCCATGAAGCGCTGAGCAGCGATACCAGCAAAAGCTGACACGGTTTGCTTGTGCGCAGGGTTGACCATCAAAACTTTAGGATTGCCACCGGAAGCGTAAACTTCTTTGATAACAGTCTTCAAGATTGTTTCAGTGAAAGTGCGGTCTGTACCGGTTGTACGGGCAGTAGTACCACCAGAACCAGCAACACCAACGCCGCCGATTTTCGCAACTACGGCTTCACGCTTGTAGTTACCCAGTTGACGCCATTCGTAACCGAAGTTTGCGCGAGGCTGGTTCGTTTTCTGATCGACAGTGTTACCAAGCGGCATGAAGATCGACCACTTCATGTAGTCGTAAGCCTCGGCACCTGCGCCGACTGCTTCGTTAAATTCATGCAGCATTTGGAACAGGTACTGGTATCCACCTGCGCGAATGCCTTTAAAGCCCAACCAGGCCACGAAGTCTTTATCTTCGTACGGCTGCCAGTTGTCGTTGCTGACGAATGGATCGGACTGAGACATCCAGGATTGGATCGACTGTGGCTCCAGTGTGTAGGAGTACAGCGTAGCCAGGACCTGCTCACGTTCGGCAAAGATATCGAAACCATCCCAGGTAACAATTTCGCGGGAGCCAATGCGCTCCTGTTCGTAGATACGGGATACTGTGTAGAAGTCCTGAGTCGTGTACGAGCCGGGAGTGTACGTGTCGGTGTAACCATTGTTCGTCGCGAAGGCGATAAGACCTTCCGTACCGGTTACGGCCACGTCGTATTCCAACTTCGTATCCGTCTCGGTTATGTTATCCATCTGTTGACCAAAAAGGAGAGCGTTGGAGACGCTGCGCTCGTAATCCATGATCATGTCGGCTTTCAGCGGCTGCACGATAGTTTCACCTTCTTTATCCCAGATAGGGTAAAATTCGGTAGTGATCGCAGAACCGGATGCACCAAACGCTTCCTTGATAATCTGGAAGGTATTGGAATACTTATACAACCGACGCAGCTTGCCTTTGGGAAGGGCAGAACCCTCAGCCCAGGCATTGTCAGCCACGAAGTATTTTTCGCCGGCAGTTACGGAATCGTTCAGGTTTTCGGCTGCATTTGCAGGGCGAAGCGTGAGACGGTGTGGATCAGTAGTCACATCTTTGGATACAACGAACGCCATGGTGCCATTTGGCAGCACAATACGTTGGCCTTTCTGTGGATACGATGCTTTGCGGGCAGAACCGGAAACGGTGACAGCACTGTTGAACATCGAAGCGGCAGAAAGAGCGATCACCATGTTTGCGCCTGCGCCCGAAGCCGCAGTAACGATGGAGCCGACTTCAATCAGGCTATTGTTCCAGTCCTGTTCGTAGTGACCGGTAGTTGGGGCTGCAACACCGCGCCGGAAGTCAGAGCCGAAAGCACTGACCATCATACGGAACGATGGAGCCATGGAGTGACGCTGGTACACGGAACGAAGAACGTTCCAGGGCGCCAGGTCATAAATCGTAGTCAGGACGGGTTGGCCGGCTACGGCACCACCCACTGACGCGAAGTTGTTGTTCGGATTGCCCTGCGGAAAGGTCGTAGGGCTCAAGGTTGGAGTTAAGGACATTGTTTGTGTCGTTAAAAGTTAGTTACTACCGGATATAATCAGCCAGGCTTGCCGCCTGCTTGTTTTGACCCGGAATTTGTTGCGGTTGCGATTGTGGACGATTCAGGGCTGCCTTGTTTCCACTCAAGCGCTGCGTCACCTCTTCGGTTGCCGTAGCGTATGCGTGTTTGAAAATAGCATCCTTGATCTTTTCAGCGTCCGTGATCAACAGAAATTTGTCGATCATGTCTTTGATAATCGGGGATTGTTCCCTTGTGGCTGGAAATGCGAGAGGATTTCCTGCAATCGTAGCGATAGCCATCTGACGCGCCTGTTCCACCGCCCCGGCAGAAGGTTGATATTGGAGTTCGATTACCTGGTCGTTGACCTGGAACTCAAACTTTTGGTCCAATTTCATCGTCGGAATTACTTCGCTCCAGGTTGCTACATTCCGCTGCGCAATCTGTTGTTGCTCAACTGCCGCCTGGACTGCCTGCGGATTATCCGCTGACAACTGCTGATCTTTGAGGAAGGATACGGCGTCTTGCTGTTTCTTCCACAAATTCGCTTTTTGAGCACTCGTTAATTCAGCCTCTGGGTCAGAGGGGTCAAAGCCTAGATCATTTTCGATCAGGCCGTCAATCAAATCAGCCGGAATACCGGGCTGACTCAACGCATAATGCCGACGAATCGCTTCAATCGGCTGCATTGCGGTGAGATCCAGAGAGGACAATTCCAGGTACTTCGCCACCTCGCTAATACCCTTGCCCTCCTTCATCAAATTATTGATGCGCTCGACAGCGGGATTCGCGTATGGAGATATTTTGGCACTTGCCTCGTATTCCCGAATTTTCTGTTCCAATTGCGATGCGCGGCCGGCAGCTTCACGATTGGCTTTTAAGGCTTCAACAGTAGCGTCGTCTCCGAACTCAGCCCGGAGAGCGGTGTAGAATTGATCCTTTGGAATACCTGCAATTTCCTCAACCACAGGCGCTTGATCTTCTGTCCCTGGCGCCCCGCCTTGGTCAGATTGAATAAGTTCCTGTGCGCTCAGATATTGTGGCGCATCCACTTGTTGTTCGGAATTAGGATTGTCAATTAGCATGTTATTATACTTTTTGGTGTGTGTTTGAGTGCAAAATTATACTATTATTGTTAAATCACCTAACCTGTTGCGCCAAGTGGTTGATTTTGTGTCATTGTAGACTGCATTTGCATCTCTGCGATGCGCAATTGGCTTTTCAATTTCTCGGTTTCCCGCTCTTCCTGGGCTTCCAAAACGATCTGCTTTGATTTTACATCTCCTTCCATCGCCACAGTTTGCTGTTTCGCCTGTTCTGTAAGTTGCGCCTGTTCTGCCTGGGCGGCACTCTGCTGGCGCATCAATTCAATCTGATTTGCCTGATCTTCTCTTGCTTTGTCAGCCACCGCTTTGGCAAGAACAAATTGCGCCTGTTCAATACTGCCAGTCTGGATGATGTTGAGCACAGTCAGGTACACGTCCTCGGTGATCTTTTGCTGGTCCCGATTACTGATCAATGCCTGGAACGTCAGATCGCGCCGGCTCTTATCAAACCCTGGCTTAACTGAGATATCCAACTCATTCATCGAGTATTCCGGATACATCTGCACCATCCGGACAACATCGGTTCCAATAGGAAGGTAATGGATGTTCCGGCCACCGTATGCAGACACCGACTGGTATCCACGAACCAGTAGATTCACCATGCTTTTATAGTGCGAGGTCATCGCCGTATAAAGTCGGGAAATGCTTC